GTTGATGCAGGAGGTTTGATATACCAATTTGGCAAATCAATGGTCATAGGACTTTCAACTTTGCCAGCGGCCGCAATAGGCTGGTCTTTAGTCACTGCTGGTGTTGGACTAGGAACTGGTGTTTCCTTAGCCACCTGCGGAGTAGTAGTTGAACAACCTACCAAAACAGTAAGAACGGCACTAGCAATAATTAGTCTTTTCATGATTTCTCCTTAAAGTGTGTGTGTGAACTAATCTACCTAACAATTTATTGTAACAGATCTTTTACCACTTGTCAACCACTTGCCAATCTGTATCTTGTATGCGACAAGCCACACCCTGACGTTGGATCAAATCCCCAACTCTACCCTCAGTTTCGATAAACCAACGGCAGTTAGCACTACGGTATTTGAATTGATTTGGAAAGTTAGGATGGGGTTGCAACTCACTTTCCAAAACATGATCTCCTATTTCTACCTTTCGTACCGTTGGAATTGGACGATCAGTACAGACCATATCTTGTTCTACATTGATTTTATTTCCTCCAATCCTGTTCAATATTTGACTACGACCTGTATTCATTGCACTAGAACACAATTGATCCAAACTTTCTGTATTAGATCCAATGTTTTCACCTTCTACAGACATCCACTCATTATTAATTTGGGCACGAAAATTTACAATACACTTGTTTTTATTTTCGGGCATCGGTACTACTGTTCTTTTGATATCAGTAATAGCGGTAATTTTGGCCGTGACTTGATTAGTCATAGCAGTTCGGTTAAAACATTCTGCATGGAGCAGTCCTGCAGAAGTTAATAAAAGTATTAAAGGTAGTTTTCTGGACATGTCGACCTCAGTGACCAAATAATGTTTTTAGCTTTACCAATATATTTTCTATCTTCGTCAGTTTGAGTTAGCCCTTTGTGAGCATCTTGATACAATTTAATTTGTGTAGTCATGTAATCAATTTGAGATCTAGCGGTAACACAATTGGCTGTAGCATTACGAATATCGTCATAAGGACTCGATTGGCTAGCACAACCTACAATCGAAATGGCTAAAAATATACACATTAGAAGATTTTTCATATATTATCTCACTATATAAGAATGGCCAAACATTTGTTCTCTTTCGATAGCAAATCGAGTATATCTATCCATTTGTACAGGTCGTTGTTGTTGCTGTGGAGGAGTATATACTGCTTGATTATAATAAGTTGTCGCAGGTTGAGAATAAACTGGTTGATTATAATATACGGTTTGTACAGGCGGTATATATGTAGGTGCTGTGGCCACAACAGGTTGAGGAATATAAGCAGGAGTAGCTAGGCCGGGTTCTGGCATAGAATCAGCCAAAACTGTAGAACAAACAATAGCCAATAACCAAAATTGATGTTTCATATATTCCTCCTTATACAACAATTATACAATAAAAGAGGTAAAAGGTCAATCAAAAAAAAGCCCTACATCATGCAGGGCTTTTGAACTGTTGTATTTTATGTAACTTCTCTATATTTTTCTAATGCTTTCAATCTAGCTATGAATAATCTCATTCTAACATAATCCGAAAGTTTTTCTTCCTGTTCATGTACAACTTGTCCAAATTCATAACTTCGACGATTGCGTCCTAATGTAAGAGAATCATCAATTACAATACTATTTGGATTACTTGGCCTTGGTCTCTTTAGCTTCGACTTTCGTTTCACTTTTGACAGGCTTAACTTCTTCCTTTTTAGCTGTAACTGTTACAGTAGGAGTAGTTGCTGGTTTAGTGACTTCAGTCGCCATTGCTGACATTGCAAATACTGTTGATAAGATTACTAAGAGTGATTTCATAATATTTCCTTTTTGGTTTAAAATATACAGAATTATCTCTGTATACATATATAACGCTCTAGCTCTTAATATCGTTGACAATGGTCGGTTCTTTCTTTTCTAGAGATTTTGCCAATTCTTCTTCAGTGACAAATCTTGCTGGAGGAAAACGATCTTCATACTTAACCCATTTAATAGGTTTCCAAAATTTACTAAAAATGTTGTTTATGACTACAATGACAATTACAAAAACAATAAATGCCAATCCGGTTAAAATACTTCCTGCCAATATACTGGCCGCATTATCCATGTCCATATTATATTTTCTTTCTGTAAAATTAATAAATGATAGTTTTTAGATAGATTAGGTAAACCATTAGCCCTATCTTTTATATTATAAACAAAAAGAAAGGGCCCGTCAAGGCCCTTTGATAAACTAATCTAGAGATTAGAATGAACGAGTATAGTTAATATTGTAACTATGATTTGTGCTGTCACCAGTTACGCGATCGAAACGGAATCCAATTGCGTCTTTCTTTGTAACTGCATAAGATACGCCAGCACGAGTTGTGCGTGTAGCATCTAGATTAGCTTCATTGAAAGCATCACGGAAACGGAATCCAACTTTAGCAGTTACTGCACCTACTGTGTATGTAACGCCTGGCTCAACACTATAGTAACCAAAGTGTGTAGTGTTAGTGAATTTATCACCAGCGGCTACACGAGCATAAACACCAACTGGACCAACTGGTACTGCGGCAGTAATACCTGCTTCGTCACGAGTTGAAAGAGCGTGTGTACCAGCGGTAGTATACTGAGTAACACCTAGATCAAGAGTTAGCATTTTGTTCAAAGATTCACGAACAGTAAGTTGGCTGTTTGTTGAATTTGCGGCACCCTTGTCGCCAATTTGATTTTGGCCTTCAAGTGTAATTGAACCAGCAAACGCTAGGCTAGTCATCAGTGCTAATGTTGCAATTGCAATTTTCTTCATAGTTTTAATTTCCTTTATTTGTAAGATAATACATATCTTTACTGATTATATTTATAATATAATAAAAAAGCAAGGAAAATATCTGACTATTTGTTGATAATTTCAAAGATTTTATTGGCTAAAATGCGTTCTTTGGAAAAAGCCTCAATTTCCCAAGGTTGATCAAAATAACCTTTGCGAACTTTCTTGCCCATCCAATATTTGGTTTTACGCCCACGGATTTCTTTAATTTGACCTCGTGCATATTGTTTGACATGTACCATTTCGTGTGCAATTGTCAGCACTAGTCTTTCCATATCCAATTTACTGTCAATCATCATAATCAAATATTTTGGACCTACTAGAGTTACACTTCCTCGGCAACCTTCTTCGGCAGACATGTTGTATTTGGTATGCACATCTAATTTGAATTTACTGTTGGTAATTTTAAGTTCTTTTTCAAAAAACTTTACAACAGTACCAATGAACTCTTTAGTACCGGAATTTTTAATGTTTAGTGCTATTTCCATAATACCTCTCTGTTAGTGTGTAAGTTATATTATACAGGATAACTCTATTTTGGTCAAGGGTTGGTTTTACCAAAAAGAAAGCCCTAACTTATTAGGGCCGGGTTAGACGAGCACGACTCGTTAAATGAATTTCAACAGTGATCTACTAGATGTTAGTTTGGAGGATTTTCCAAATGACACATTAGTTTGGTACGCTTATACATAGTATTGCCTCCCTCTGTTGTAATAGTATTTACAGATTACAGAAAGATTACTATGAATATACCAGGTTTTTGTATTAGTAGTTTTACTAGTAAGAAACCCGCCGAAGCGGGTTCTGTTATTTTCTGTTACGAGGTATAACTACCCTAGAAGCCTTTAATTAGGCCGCAATGCGGTAACTTTCGTCATTGGCATTTATTTTGTTTTGCTTGATTTTACGGTCATCGCCTACCGTGTTGCCGTCTCTACTATCTAGCCCAATCGATTACCAGAGCAGGCCCATTAGGAGTAATACTGGAATACAGTTTATAAGCGAATCTTTGAAGTTATCTCTTGACCTTTCGGCTACATCGCTATCCAATATTACTTCTGGTGGACCTGGCCGGATTCGAACCGGCTTCTTGAACTCCTTCGCTTTGAAGGGATTACAACAATTCTTTACTTCATGTAATTTTTATACCAGTCCCATGCCCAGCAACCAAATATAATGAAGACAATAAGACAACCTAGTATAACATCGTCATTAATCATATCAGTTTGGAACTGCTACAATCTTACGAACACCTGTTTGTGGATCAACCATTTCTTGCCAATGATATCCAACCGGAGGAGCCTGAACAACTGTTTGTGGTTGTTGTACAATAACGCTAGGTTGTTGTTGTTCAACTACAACGGTTTCGGGACGAGCTAGTTCATATCCAATTACACCTCCGACTAATGCAGGGCCAACCCAACATCCACCGCAACCATAACCACCATGATAGTATCCACCGTGCCAGCCATATCGGTAAGGACCATGTGCTGATGCTGAGCCTACAAGTGCTAACAGTGATAATGCTAATAATAATTTTTTCATAACTTTCTCCAAAATAATTGACGGAATCCGAAAATCTTGCAATTAATCTCCGCCTGACTCGAGGGCCTCTCACCCCAGCAATCAGCTACGCTGATTTACATTCTCGGACATATATATTTAACGCCTTATGTTCAGAATCCGTTGACTTAGGTACGGCTAGGACGCCAGCAACTTACCCAATTTCCATTACTAGCAGGAGTACCGCCCGGGTAACTTATAGTAACATCTCCGTCTTCTGGATTATTGCTACCACCCTTAGGAGTTTGATTACCACCTACAAATGTGTAACCCGCACCTTTTTTCTCATAGACAAAGTTTACATGCCTATAACTCCAAAATGCAATATCTCCGGGCTGTGCCTGCTCTTTGGGAATCTGCGTAGCATTCCATCGTCCGGGATTAGTAGTGATGGCTTGTGCACTGGCTGTAGGTACCCATCGATATCCCGATGACTGTAATGCAAAATTTACAAATCCCATACACCATGCAGTTTGATCTGTATTCCATGGGCTAGAATTAGCAGTGGGGTTTGTAAGGTTTGTACTTGGAAAACCCAATGCCGCCCAAATTTTAACAATATTAGGATTGCTGGGTTTGCCACCCTGTCCACTTTCTCTCCACATACCACTACTAGCTTCACCTAATATAGTTTGTAAGAATGGAATAATATCGCTAGCACTCGTACTTGTAGATATAGTACCAGTAGTAGTAGCTGTATCATCTGCTGTTCCGGGATAATCAGCTTTAACACCATCTGCCTGTGCGGCAGGATTATAAGATGCCCCGGGATTGCTAAGATAGCTGTCAGTTATCGATGTAGTTGATGGTGCTAAATTAGTATCAGGAAATGCAGTTAATGGAGTAACTCCGGTAAGATCAACTCCGGAAAATAATGAACTGATCCCAGGATTCATCCACAATGCCACAGGCACATTATTAATATAAACATTGCCTGAATGATACACATCATCAATTTTTCCACCACCTGCTATATATGGCATAACTTTTCCTATTATCTCATTGCGATGCCAGTAGTTCCACTAAGGTACTGATCTGCGGCATCTTTCTTGCTGGCACTGATTGCCATAACATGACTTTTATTTAATGTAATAAATTCATCACTACCTAACAACATCCAGGGAATCATTCCCAATCCGCCCTGTGGACTCATTGTCAATGACAATGGGCGATGAATTTTAATAACATCATCTGTTTCGCTTTCAAACTTAGCAATAAGTTCATCGCTATTGATTAATTTTAAACTGACCACGTCACCCTGTTGGTAACCTTTATTGAGAATTAACATAATTTCCTTCGTTATCTACTTCTTGCCAACTATAATCTCCTAACCATTTTACACCAGCTATATAGTCGTAATTTGCTGGCTTACCTGTACTCCAATCTGTGGGACTGTGACTAGTTAGTATAGTACATTTATGCCTCGTATCATAGACCAGATAATATATTTGACCATGTGATATTTGAAAATCATACTTGGCTGCATGAACAGCATCTGTGATTTCTAGTCTACGTTTAATTTGATTAGCCTGTTTCTGTAGAACACTGACCATTTCCATAATTCTATCATATTCTTGTTGAGCGTGCATTCTTGCAACATTTAACATTACATCTTTCTGTTTTTCAACAGGAACTAATTCAAATTTAGGACCACTAGATTCTGTAGGGTACGGAGTTATATTTTTATTGAAGAAGGGTACAATCATACCTCCTACTTCTACATCATAACTATCGCGCCCGTCAGCAGAATTAGAGTCAATCTTCGCCAATTAATTTTTCCAATAATTTGTAATGATCATAGGCCTTTTTAAGGGCCGCGTGTTTTTCTAATTTTTCTGGACTTGGTTCATCAAGTATAGCAAGTCTATCTTGTATTTTGTCTAAAATATTACCAATATTTTTACCATTAACTATTAGATCACCTTTCACTTCCATAGAAGGGGATATTGTATTAAAACCAGCAGTGGTGTTGGTGGTCCAAACAGGATTACTTCCATTACTATAGATATACGATCCATTAGTGGCTCCGGAACCTAAAGTAGTGCCAGAATTTATAGTTACACCTTGACCTTGATATTGACCTACATTAAACAAACTTGAATATGGCAAAGAAGATATATCAGCCTGAGGTAGTCCTTCGTCCGTAGCTTCATCCATTTCTTCTTCTGTATCTTCCCAACGAAATTCAGAGGCTTTAATATTTTTTAATGCTTCGGCAAGAGTTTTATTTTCCATAAATCACTCTGCTGTTTGTTCAAAATATTTTTTTAATTCTGTAAATCCGCCAATCAACTTGCCATCGAGAATAATTTGCGGAACTGTACGTGCAGTTGGAATTTCTTCTAGTAATTCTTCTTTACTCCATCCATCTCCAATCTTACGTTCTTCAAATGGAATAGCTCTTTGGCCAAGTAAGGCTTTGGCTTGATCACAATAGGGGCAGTGGTACTTTGACCATACGATTGCTTTAGGCATTTTTATTATTCTCCTTATAGGTCTGGTAATTCTTCATAGCTAACTGAATCACTCATTACACCAATTACATAATTAGTAGATTCAGTTTCCTGTAGTGCACTTTGTTTCTTTCCAATGTTTACATGTTTATTAAACCATGGGATAGGGCTTTGTTTAGGATGGTCTGCTAGATATTTGATTCCAATATCTTTAAGACGAGTAAACGCTGTGTAATCAACAAAGTTTTTAAGTATCTCAGCATTTAAGCCGATGACCACTCCTTTGCTGAACAAATAATCAGCCCAGTCTTTTTCTTCTTGGATAACTTCCATGTACATACTGTAGACTTCTTCTTTGCATTCGTTAACTAGATCAGCAAAGTCTGGATCATCTTTGATCACTGTATTAATCAACCAGGCAGTCCATTCTGTGTGTAGTAACTCGTCCTGTAAGATAAGACTGATAATATTTCCGTTGCCAATATAGATTTTATTTTCTACCATGGCAAGTGAGGTTGCAAAGGATACCATGAACCGGAAGGCTTCGAGAGCGTAGGAGGCATGTAAAGCAAGCCATATGGCTCGTTTATGATCACGCAATGGAACTTTTTCGCCCAACTCTTTACGACAGTTGAGAATATGTAAGTCCTCATAGTAACGACCAATATTAGCGGCCATATTAACGATTTCAGCCGTATCATGAATCTTGTTAAATTCGTCTTTAGGTACATTATAAACATTCCTTATGATATGGCTGTAAGATTTACTGTGAATAGCAGTTTCAAAGAAACTCCAATTACACACCAGTGCTTCTAATTCTGGAATACTGATCACTGGTCCAAATACCTGTGCAGGTGCACGACCTTGAATACTGTCTAATGCAGTTTGTCTAAGTAGATTGCTGGTAAAGATATGTTTAATAGCTTCAGTGGCTTCCTTGTGATCCATCTTATCTTTGGTCAAAGATATTTCTTCAGGTACCCAGAAAAATCCACGAGCTAGTGATTCAAAGTTTTGTAGTTTATTGTACTTGACTTCCTCGAATCGTTGTACAGTTACAGGACCTTCTGGATCCAAAAACATTTTACGTTTGAGATAGTTTGTTTGTTTACTTAAATTATACTGTGCTTGTGACATTTAACTTTACCTAATTTTTTATTGTATCTTAAAAATAGAATAAAATTTCTTAACTTAAAAACAAAACCAAATTGGTTACTTGTTAGTGGGTAGAAATTAAATCCTGTACGGACAGTGCCGCCTTCATCTCGAATGTGTATCATAATTTACAGGCCTCGCATTGATCATCTTCTAATTCATCGTATACTGTAACAGGTTCGGAGGTTAATTGTCTATCACTCTGAGTGGTTAAAACATTTTTAGAACCAACCTTATCAATGAGACTATAGTACACAGTCTTCAGGCCCCACTTGTAGGC